GCACCAGTGCCAGTTTCTTTTACTTTATAAACCTCATTCATGTAGGTTTTATAATTAAAGTATAATACTTGAACCATGTTTTCATCTAAGTCATGACGCGTGTTATATCCACTACGTGACACCCCTCTATTTTTAATAATATCTTCAAGATCTTCTTGTTCTAGGTGTGGAAATTGTTTAACAAGTTCGTTTATAGGAATATTTTTAACCTCACCAACATAATATATATCTTCAAAATAAGGAGATTCTGTATAAGAATAAACAAGGTTAGCTGGATCGACATAATCAATAACAACACCTTCTGAGGTATTAAAAGATGTTTTTGTAGCACCTATACCTATGGTTGCTAAATCGTAATAAAAACGTTTTCTGATTAAATCATAATTATTACCTTCGAACAAAACATTTAACGCTTGTTCTTCTGCTAATTCGACACCTTGCTTATAACTTAATTGCATGTGTAATTTTAGCTCTTCTTCTGTTTCTGGTAATTCATCTGGATCACTACTATATAAATTCACACCGAAAGCTTGCGCTACGTAATCGTTTAATTCCTTAGTACGCATGTCATCTAATATAGATTGCATGTAGTTAGTTCTTTTATTAACACCATATGGATCTTGAGAATAAGCTTTTATATCATATGTTCTCTGTGTCATACCATTTACTAAAATGTCTACAAATTTAGGTATGATAGGAATTGGCTTCCAATCTAAATTTAAATAGGACAAATCACCGTTAATAGACAACTCATCCTTATATTTTTTTATAGATTGTTCGCCCCTAGCATACAATCTTAAATTATGAAAATTATTTAAATTATTTATATATTTATTGTTAATATTCGCGCTAGAATCAAACCATTCGTTTTCTATTGCTTTAGCAACTTTTAGTCCGTATTCGTAACTCAATTTCTCTATATCACTTACTACTTGACTTGGAAAATAACTTCTTAAAACTGAATCAGCCATATTTATTCTTCTATTAATTTAGATATATTACCTTTATTTTCGTATTTAGCAATATTTATATTTACTTTAGGTTTTTCTATTTTTGCATTTGGTGCATATAAATGTCTATTACACGCCATAACAGCGAGACCAGAACTTATTGTTGCATCAAACTTTGTTCTTTTTGTTATATCAAACCTTGTCCAATCATTTAACGTTTTATTAAAATACATATCACCAAACGTTCCATCTTGCTTTATTCCAACGTGATGTTGTATATACATTTCAATAGCCGCCGCGTGTGCTTGTTTGATATCCTCACTAGAGTTAGGTATACCCCCAACCTCTTTTTCTGCTACAGATAACTTGTTCCAAAGTTTATCTGGTCTATTCATTGAATATCCTCTATATCCTCTTCTTCTTAGATAATACAATAATCTTGGTTTGTTATTCTCTGCTAATATTGGCATCCCGTAAAAAACTATAGCCATTAACATATCTTCAAAAAACATTTCAGCCGTAGGTGGTCTTGATAGGTATTCTAAAAAGAAACTATTTGCTGGAGCGTCCTCCATGCTGAACTTAGTTAGTCCGTGAAGAGCTCCTTTAGATCCTTCACCATCTACGGTTCCTGATATGTCATACGAGTCGCAACCAAAGGCCCCCATATGTTCATTACCAGGATATTTAATACCATTTTTAAGTACCACTTTATTTTGTAAATGATCAGGTGGTGTCCAACTAATTTTAAATCTACCTTGTCTGTCTGGATAAAATATAACTGTTGAATCTTTAATACCATTTATCCATTGGAAATTACCAGTTGTAACCCCTAAGGTTCTAGACATTTCTTCGTTGTAATCTATCTGTTCGTATATTTTAACTAAATTAAATATACTTCCCTTTGCCTCGTCTCTAAACGCATGTTCTGTTGTTTTTGGAAATTGACGATAAAACTCATTTAAAGCGTCATGATCTCCTTTTAAACCATCAGCTTCGTTTTGCCAATGCTCAATTATTCCAACATCTATTAGTTCACCGTCTGGTCCGACAACATCATCGTTTGGATTATCAAAGACTGGATATCCGTACTCGTCAATAAATCCCTCGTAGTTCCACTCCATTGGGATAAAAAGAGAATATAAACCAGATTTTGTTTGTCCATTACGATTTCTTTTTGCGACGTCCGACGCGTTATATAATTTTTTAAAATTGTCTCCACCTTTATCTAAAGCATTTGAGGTACTACCCATCATACATTTACCAACTATTCTACTACCTAAACGTAAACATGTTTTTGTAACCCTCCAGTTATTTAATATATTATCGGGTCTTTCCCACTTACCACTTTCATCATGCACAAGTAGATTAAGTTTTTCACCATCATAACTATTATCACCTGTGTTTTTCCAATCTATAGTCGTATCTAATCCTTGTAAATCTTCTAACTTTTCGTTAGTTGTTATTTTCTTTCTAGTAAATTTACTAGCTGGTACTCTATATGCTAATTCTGTTTTGGGTCTATCCATACCATCTTGTATCGGTTTAAAAAAGAATGGGTAGTTTACACTTATTGGTACAACTTTATCTGTAAACATCTTTTTAGCATCTGCACCGGTTTTAGATAGAATACCATATCTACTATCACTCGCAAGAGTTGCTAAATTAACCGCTTCTGATGATGACATAAAAGAAAACCCAGAACGTCTGTTTTTCAGATAACATATACCATAGCACCTTTTGTCCGCTTTACAAGCTTCCCAAAATATATAGAATAACCTATTTGCTTCTCTAAAATCTGGAGCACCAACATCTATCTTACTCCACTGTAGATACATATAATGTGTACCTGTTAGATATGTTGGTTTTCCATTATTAATAAACCAAAAACCCTCATCTCTTCTTTTAAACTCCTCATCTATATAATCAAACCATTGTTCTTTTGATTCATCTGGATAATTTCTCCAATCAAATATATTTTTTAATCTACTTAATTCTTTAGGAGGATCTACTTTAACCCATTTGTTTTTTTCGTGTTTAAAAACTTTTTTAGGTGCTTTAGGTAATGCTATTCTAAGATTTTGAATTTCATATATCTCGCCTATCTGCCCAGTTCTAGATATAACAATAATATCATGTTCTTTATTGTATCCATACTTCCACTTTTTACCCTTATTGAGCCTACTAATGGTAGTCTTTTTTATAGGGTCGATTATTTTATATAAAGTTTGTTCGTACATTACCTCGATCTTCCTTCTGCAAATCCTTTAAATACTCTTTCTTTCTTTTCTTCAGGCGTTTTACCTTCTAAAAGGTTTTCTTCTTCTTGAATTCTTGTGAGTATTTCAAACGCATCAAATATAGCTAGTTTTTTAGTAGCCGCAGCGTTTTTCAATCTATCTGCTGATATATCGTCATCTGAATCTACGATTGGTTCCTTAGCGACTTTAATTAGTTCTTCAACTGCTTTCTGCCCAGCTTGGATTATATTCTTCTTCGTCTCCTTGATATTCATATTTGATTGTAATTAAATTTGATAAAACTCTATATAGTCTTTCTCCATCTATCATAAATTCACATTCTGTTTTAGGTTTGTAACCTATAAGATCACCTTCTTTAACAGTACCATCTGAGTGTTTAACTACACCAACAAAAGGTTTTTCAGATTCCATATTAAATTGATCTACGGCCTTTAAAGGTTTTATAAAACAATAACCTTTTGGAGCCCTCCATTCATCATCTCTTTTGTATAAAAATATTTGATCTAATGTTATAAAGTATGTAGATTCATCAAAATAACTCCTACTATTCTTCTCAATACCTTTCACGTTGTGCCATCTACGAAATACATTAAAATGTACTATCACCGTATCACCGACTTTTATATCTGTATCACCAACTATAGGTGTTGATATAACAATAGCTTCTCTATTGATATATTGATGATTATAAATCTCAGTGTTTAAAATAAGTTCTGAATCACCAACTTTCTTTTTATTATTATATCTTTCTCCCTTTGGTGTTACAACAAAGTTGTAAACACTCTTCATTAGTATTCTAAATTATATTCTACAGATACCGCCATATTTTTATTAAAGTCTTTCCAAGGTAAAACATCTTTATTTTTTTTAATATAAACAGAAAACTTATCATCTTCTTCTACTATAT